GTTAATGAGTCCTTCCGAAGAGCGTGGCGAAACGCAGAGAATGATAAGTATTGGGTAAAGAATAAATTACCATATAATAGCACGCCAGTTCTACCTAAAACAATAGAGCGGGGCGTAGAGAATGCATCATACCCATACTCGGCTTCAGATAAGGCAATAGATAGGGCAACGACAGCAGTAACGACAGCGTTCGATGCAGTTGAGAAAACTACCGCTGACTTTCAGGCTGCTTCTAACCCTAAGAGTAAACCAGTAGGAACGCCAAAGATAAGTCAGCCATTAGCAATATTAGAAGGAACATTAAATCTTTGTATTGCTCGAGTAGAAGCTAACTTAGACGGTGCAATTCAGGAGCTCCTTAAACTACTTAAGGCTAATGACGACAATATGAAGGGTATGAATATCCTTCTAGAACAGATGCAATCTATAATTGGAATGATCAGTATGGTTCAAGCACTTGTAAGTTCAGTGGGTAATGGCAAGTTTGATCCGTGCGGGCCCGAGCGCGGACGAGAATTCTTTAGCCAATTACAAATACCTGGACGTCGCATCTATATCTCGCCTCCTCCAGCAGATACAGATAGACCACTTAATGATGTAGATATCATTATTACAAATGATCCAATCCAAGTTGATAATCCAGTAGTCCGTGATGTTCTACGTCAAGCAGGTATTACGATGATAGAGGCAACACAACCTCAGTCTGGTACCTCCGCCGTTGCTACTGCTCCCACATCACCAACTACACAACGTCAAGATAGCATTCGATTTACAATAGATGCAGAACCTATTACAATTAATTTCTTCGCATGTATGAAGAAAACATTAGGACAGTAAATGGAAAAGAAAGAACTCGAACAATCACCAGGTGTTCTAGCTTCAGTGTTGGAAGATCCATCCTATCAAGCCAACTCTATGCGTTGGATGGTTCAGCAGGCATATGAAAATCGGGGTCGTCCATTAACATTGGTTGAGCCGGGCGAACACTTAAGAACTCAAAAGCTATTAGATGCTCTTGCTAATAACAACTTCGAAGCTCTTAGGAAGAGCAATAAGGTTATTGGACTTAAGATCATATCTGCCTATACCAATGGATTGATGCAACCCGAGTTTAATTTATTAGAGATCGCTGCCGTCTATGATGCCGAACCTCTTGTTCGCAAAGCTATCACACGCCAACTTAATCTATGGTTTAAGCAGGGTTTTGATTTTATCGGCGAAGATCAGCAACTAGTTAATTATATCCGTAAGCGCTTCAAATCTATGGCTTATGCTTCTGGTATTCCAACTCTACATCTATTTAAATCAATCGTTACTTCTCTATTGAAGTATTCGAATGCCTTTATTATTAAGGTTCGCGATGAAAACCTATCATTAGGTAAAAAGCATGATGGATTAGGTCCTGTTGCTGGTTACTTCCCGGTTTCCGCCCTTAATATGTTTCCTAAATATAATAATGGTAAAATAGAGAAATGGGTTAGATTCCTTAAGGATGGTTCACGATTCTGGGAATTCGATCCCCGTGATGTTATCCACCTTACTATAGATAGGGAAGAGGATTTCCTTTTCGGCAAACCAAGAATGGTTGGTGTAGTTGAAGACGTCGCCGCACTTCGTCGCATTGAAGAAAATGTTGAAATCCTAATCTCTAAATTCTTGTTTCCAGTATATCAACTTAGTGTTGGTACTCCCGAAGTTCCATGCAAGTACTATAATGATGGCAGTTCAGAAATTGATCTAGCCCGTCAGATGGTTCAGAATATGGAAGCCGAAGGAATGCTAGTTACTTCAGAGCGTTTCAAATTAGAAATCATTGGAGCTCGTTCTGAAGCACTTAGTATTGATAGTTATCTTGCCCACTTCAAATCACGTGTCTATACGGGACTAGGTGTAAGTGCCGTAGACATGGGAGAGGGCGATACAGCAAATCGTGCTACCGCCGACAATATCTCACAGAACCTTAAAGATCTAGTAGTTGAAGATCAGCGTAACTTTGCATCTATCATCCAACAATCAATGTTTGCAGATTTATTCCTAGAACATCCAGATGGTATCTCGGCATTAAATGCCTTTGATCAAGTTCATCTACGTTTTGCCCATGTCGATCTTGATAACCTAATTAAGTATGAGAGTCACATCATCGGACTTTGGAATAACGATCTAATTACTGATGATGAAGCGCGCGCATTAACAGGTCGCGATACATTCACTACCGAAGATAAACTTCATACTCGATTCCATCAGATTGATATTCCTATGGCTATTATCATGGCTCGAGATGAACCATTTACACCTGAAGCTAAGAAGATGTCGGCAGCCAATACCAAGAAAGCACTAGTGGCTCCTACTACTACTGCTCCTGCTGCTGCTGGTAAATCAATGCCTGCCGCTGGAACTACTGGTGGCGGCGGTGGACTGCCAAAGGGTGGTAATCCAAGAATTCGAGTTAGACGTCCAGGTACTCCTGCTTCTCGCGGCCCCGCTAATATTACGGGACCGGCTAATCAACACGGTAAGAATCTAGGTCCAGCTAAAGCTAAGTCATCCTATGAGGGTGATTTAATTGGATCCAGACTTGCCAACCTAACCAGTTCTTTAGTCTCGGCTGATAAGATTGAAGACATGGCAATCGTAATTACTAAACATTTCCCCGACAATTTAGAACAACAAGTCATACTACCTATTGTCGAAGGGGCTCTACGGGACTGCAAGACGCGATCCCTGCTCAGGGCCCATCTCGTTGCGGGGTTCCTAGTAATAGCGAATAAATTCCCCGATAGCGACGATGAGGAGACGGGATCCAATGCTTAAGATTGTTGATATTTTCCAATGCGATATGGGGTCTGTGAAGACAGATCGTAAAGATCGCTTTATGAAAGATTCCGCCCTTTATACCGTAGGTGGACAACATCCTCTACCGGCACTTATTGTTACCGTGGCCGCAACCCATGCTGGTTTAATGACCCGTAATAAGGCATTCTACAAACCCGACGTGATGCGCGCCCACCTAGAAACCTTTGTTAAGCCCTACCCCAAACCAGTCCAAGTCCACCACTCAGATCACGTAGATCCAGTAGGTCGAGTTAGGGCTACCAGATACGTAGATATTTCAAATACCTATGTAAATCAATTAAAAGACTTTACTAAGCGATTCGGTAGTAAGACCTTCCTTGATGCGGCGGTAGCTACTGAAAAGGGTTTCGATCAGGTTAAGTGGGTATTAAAGAACTTACAATCAACCAATGGCTATAAAGGTCTTGGTTATGGCGAACTTGACTTACATATTACGGATTCTGATACCGCAAAGAAGATCCTAGACGAACGCTATCTTACTGTATCCGTTGGGTTTAGCACTACTGAAGCCTATTGTTCAGAGTGCAAACAAGACTGGGCTGGTTCAGAAGGTCCCTGCGAACATACTCCGGGACAAAAGATGGAGGATGGAACTCCTATGGTTCTAATCCCCTCTAACTTCTTATATGAAGAGGTCAGTTGGGTTAATAATCCCGCCGACCCACATGCTCAGGTTATTAATGTCGTGAAAACTGGAACTCCTTCATTTGAAACAGTTTCTGCAACCGACGCCGAATTACACGATCTAGCAATTATTCCCATACTATTAGGCGTGAGTGGCGAAGGTATTTATCGCTTGGATTCCTACAAGGATGTAGATGTAACCCGGGCTCAGGAGATTTTGAACGTGACTAAGAAGACAGATTCAACACAAGTTGATAGTGCACCTGAACTTATTGAAGAAGATGGCGCACAATTTCCCAAAGAAACTGAAACTCTTCTAGCCGATGCGAAACGTGAGAATTGGGTTACTACCGAATCTGATGGTCATATGCATCGGGCTATTATAGATCCCGTTACCGGAAATGGTAGCACCGATTATCTATCTGATCATTCTCATTCAATTATGAATAAGGTTCTTGAACCCAATCATATATATGATAATGATAGTGAGGGCGAGAAAGAAATGCCTCACATTCATGCTCTTGATAAGAAGATTGCTCCTCTTACAGATGGTGCAACAATAGACGCTACAGAAACAGAGACCGAAGCTGAAGTTGCTTCATGTCCCGATTGTAGTCATACAGAATTAGATTGCACTTGTGATAAGGGTCTTATGTGCCGTGGCTGTAAGAGTTTAATGAGCGAATGCGCATGTGAAAAAGATATGTATTCTCTTTATGAACTTGCAGACGAACTTAGACTTACCACAGAGCAACTCGCCGAATTACCGGCTACAGCTTTCTATGATAAAGTTAACCGCCGTTTTCCATGTCCCGACTGTGCGCATATCGCAGCAGCTCGTAATATGCTTGCAACATATACTGGAAATGACAAGACCAAGATCATGGCATTTATGAATAGAAAAGCAAAAGCCCTAGATTGCAATAAATCAAAGAATTCATTCGAACCTCTTGATATCGCTTTAGTTGATCCTAAGGATGAGACAAAGGAAATCAAGGTTCGTATTTCAAATGTAGACGATATTCAAGTTGTAGTTAATACACTTGATGCTGAGGTCTATACTGTTAATAAG